GGTGCGGGGCGGGGGGGGGCGGATGCCGCGCCGATCGATATTATCCGGGGCATTTTGTGCGATGCCCAGATCGGCGTGAATTTTCCTGAAAAATATCTTGCAGATGCAACACAATTCTCGAACTACTGTCGTGTGAACGGCATCTACTTTTCCCCTGCATATGATAATCAAGCCGAAGCACACGAGCTGATCTCCGCCCTGTTGCAGGCGTCAAACAGTGCGCCCGTATGGTCGCAGGGTCAGCTGAAATTTGTACCCTATGGACTCGCAAGGCTCGAAGCAAACGGTGTGACTTATACGCCGCCCGTTGCGCCGCTCTACGATATTACCTATGACGATCTTGTTTACGAGGAAGGAACGCCGCCTGTTGTAATCAAGCCGAATCTTGCGGCAGATCGCTATAACATGCAGTCGATCGAGATCCTTAATCGGAAGAACGATTACAACGTGGAGCCGATCAAAGCGACGGATGATGCGGACATCAGCCAGCGCGGCATTCGTCCGGCAGATAATATCGAGATGCATTTTATCACGTTGCCGGATGTCGCGCAGTTTGCGGCACAGTCGATCCTCCAACGCAAGCTCTATGTGGTCGCGCAGTATGAATTTACGCTGACATGGCGGCACTGCCTGCTCGATCCGATGGACGTTGTTACGATCACTGATCCCTTGCTGGGATTGGATCGCTATCCCGTACGCATCATCAGTATAGAGGAGGATGACGAGCTCAATCTCAAGATCACGGCTGAGGATTGCCCGGATGGTGTCAACAGCCCGACCGTCTATACAACACAGGCAGCGGAACGGCCGAAGTTAGACTATAACGTACCAGCAGCGAACATCAATGAACCTGTGATCTTTGAGCCGCCTGCACAACTTGCAGAAGCAATGTCCATATGCATGGCGGTCAGCGGCAAAAGAAATGTTTGGAGCGGCGCAAATGTATGGGCAAGCTATGACGGTGATACCTATAAAAAGATCGGTGTGATCGAGCAGCCTGCTCGTCACGGTACGTTACTGGAAGCGCTCAAGCACGGATACAGTAATGATACGCATAACGCTCTTGTTGTAGACGTGTCAATGAGTTGTGCGGAGCTCATGACGGCAACTGCAGCCGATGCGGAAAACAATAATACGTTATGTTACGTTGATGGAGAGTTGATATCTTACGAGACGGCAGAACTTATAGGGGAATATAGATACCGTCTAACGAAACTCCGCCGCGGGGTCTACGGGACAAAAATAAAGGAACATCCCGCCAACAGCAAATTTGCAAGAATTGATGATGCGGTGTCCTATTATAAATACCGTGCCGAAGATATCGGCAAACGCTTCTATCTGAAATTCACATCTTTCAACATCTTTGGGAACAACGAACAAAGTCTCGCAGATGTAGAGCCGTACATATTTACCATTCACGGCGCAGATGCAATCGAAAAACCCGCGTTTACCGTGGTACAGAACGGGGAAAGTCTTATCGCCACGCTTGCGATGAACATCAATAGTGCAAGCGATATTTACTACAAGTATGAACTGCGATTTGGTACATCGTGGGAGACCGGCAGGTTTATTGATCGGTTTACAAGCAACATCTATACGTTCCGCGCACCCGAAGAAGGAACACTGACGTTTTGGCTGAAAGCGATTGATGGGAGGGGGAATTACTCAAAAGAGGCTGGGCGTGCAATTGTGAGTGTCGTGGATCTCCCTCGTAAAAATATCCTGTACGAAAAGCAATCTGACTTGTCGGATGCAAATATCGCTCATATGTGGCGTGATGATGCGCGGCGATGGTGGATTGAAGAACTCCAAAGTATAGGGGAATATCAGCACTTCTCGGATATTTTTGGAGGAAACGTATTTGTTTATGGTGACGCGGAGATCGTTCTTCCTGTTATCGATCTTGGTGAAAATATCATCGATTCATCTTGTTACTATATAGGGCATGATGGTGTCATACATACACTGAGCGTCGAAAAAATATCGGACTTTGAGCATTTTGCAGATATTTTCGGTGCGCATCTAACGCTCATGAAGCCGGAGTTCGCGAAACAGATCTTCAACGGAGTTTCTGTAGAATACGAGACACGCGGCGCAGCCTATATGGATATACGATACCGTACCAGTTTTGATCAGCGGTCATGGGGCACTTGGAAGAATATTTCAGATGCACAGTTTATCGGGCGCTATATTGAGATATCTATTTTACCGCGATCATCTGATGGGATCGGTAATATAGGAATTTCAAACGTAAAAGTCATCATCGATGTGCCAGATCTTGAAGAAATTGTTGAGAAGGTATACTTGCAGGCCGAACGATATCGGCTGAAGTATAGGCGTAGTTTTACCGAAGTTCGATCCGTTGCACTCTATGTGCAGGATGGACAAGGGCAGCAGGCGACCGGGAATATCCTTGAACAGACAAGCACACATATCGATATATGTATTTTGGATGCGAATGGGGATATGATACCGGGTTTACTGCAAAAGGCAGTGATTAGGGGGTATTAACATGAGGCAACTCACACAAGAAATGAAACCGGGACCGGCGATTGATGCGATCAATGCACACACACATGCTGACGGCCTCGGTGTGCCGATCCCAACAGACGGACTTGAAGATGGTGCAGTCACGCGAAAAAAGATTGCACCGAAAGCGGTATCAAGCGCTGAAATTGATAACGGAGCGGTCGGTGTCGAACAGCTCTCGGAAGATCTGTCAAATAGTATTCAGCGAAATATCACGGCGGGCGTTAATGCGCCGGGATATTATAAGCGAGACGTCCCATTTTACTTCCATCATAAGACAATCATCGCTTCGCCGCATCGGCTCTGGCTTAATATCAGCACACGCGGATTTATCCTTGAAAAGCAGAAGCTGATCGATATATCACATGATGAAGCGTTTGACAGCAAAGCTCAGCTGTGGCAGGCGGATCACGATTATCAGATAGATGATGTCGTCTATCCGTCAGACACTAAGAGCGGATATTACTATAGGTGTACGGTGGCAGGGAGAAGTTCTCAACTGACACCTGTATTTCCTCAAACGCTTGGACAAACTTATAACGACGGTAATGTCGTATGGATATGCGAGTACGATTTTACGGTTGCCGCAAATCGTGCTGGGCGCGACTTCTATATCTATGCCTGCATACCCAAAACTGGAGTTGAGCCGGTGATCGTGGTATCTGCTAATGCCACAGTGCCTTTACGATATACGGCAGATAACAGCCGGAAGATCGGCGGATTCCACTGTGAATGTATGGATGTTGGAACGCCGACGGAAGGACACTGGTTGACAGGATGGAAAGCAGGAGAGATATTGCCGTTTTCTGTCTGGGATTTACATCACCGGCCGAAAGGTGGGGCGGTAGAAGGAATGTCATGGATTCCTGGGCATGGCTGGATGAGCATTTACTTGCTATCGAGCACAGGAGATACAGAAGGGAAAAATCGTAGTCTTTCTTCAAAATATCAGGGAATTATCGCAGATGGAACAAGCACGCCAACGTGGCGATGCCTCGACCACATTGAAACATTAGCAAAATCAGGGCAATGCTTACCGACAATGGAGGCGTTGATTAGTGCGGGATGGGGAACATTAAATGGAACACCCATTAAGGAGCAAATTGATCCTATAACCACAGGGGGACACAAGAATACGAGAGACACAAGGGTTATCTCAAACTATGGCATGGAGGACACATGTGGCTGTGAATATAGCTGGGCAAAGGATAGCTACAGTGGCTTACATAATCAATGTGTGGGAGGTTGCTGGGCGAATGGTTTTGACGTAGCGTCATATTTTTGTGCTAGTGATGCACCGGGGACGGTAGGACTGTATCCGTGGATCGGTGCGCGGTCGTTTGCAGAGGATGTTGTTGGGAATACGGTGGATATTTTAGCATTGATCAAGACACGAATGGAGGCAACAAGAAAATGATAGGCGTACCACGGCAACTGAACTCAAAGTATGATTACATCTATGTACGGGAAAACTTTCCAGAAAGCGTATGGCAGCCTCTATGGCAGGGGCTCTTACAAAATCACAAAGTCTGGGTAGATGTGGGCGTCATCAAAGAGGGGGAGCGAGCTATTATTGATGATACACACAGAAGTGAGACTATTATTGAAATAGATGAGCATGAGGGAGAGGCGTCTCGTGTGCATCAATACGAGCTTCGAGAGAATCCTGCGAGTGATATGATTAGGCTCGGATTCACGGAAGAAGAAGTTAAGGAGGCTCTTCAAAAGCAATAAAAGAAGTGAAAAATAGGCGTTAAATACACACATATGGACATCAAGAGCAGGAATGGAGCGCCTTTTCGGCAAAGAAAAACAAAAAGAATAAACTGTATAGAAAACCGCAGGTCTGAGATATTCAACCTGCGGTTTTTGCGTGCGAAAAATTCCAAAACTAAATGAGATTTTTTCTAAAACCTTTTGCGCGCTTATAGCAGGGGACGTTTTTGCTAGGAGGTGAAATTATGGCGGACATACTGCTGGAAATGCAGGACATCGAGAAGGTTTTCCCGGGGGGCGTGCGGGCGCGTGATAA